ATTAATGACCAAAATACCGGGTGCGGCAACAAATGCATTACAATCCCGAATGTATATACGTAATGATGGTAATATAGGTATTAATACAACTACACCAACCCATTTATTACATATTAACGGAACTGTTTTAGCAACTGGTCAAACAGTTATATCAAATACTACAAATAGTATTTCTACAACAACTGGTTCTTTAATTGTTTCTGGTGGTGTTGGTATAAATAATAATTTATATGTTGGTAATGATGTTAATATATTAGGAAGTTTAACTGTAAATGGTAATACATCTTTTGTTAATACAACAAACATTGAAATAAAGGATAATTTAATTCTTTTAAACTCTGCACCATTAGGAACTTCTGATAGTGGTATGTTTATACAACGTTTCCAATCTTCAAATGATTCAAATTTAGGTGATGTCGTAAATGATACAACTTTTTCTTCACAAACATTACCTTCACAATCTGCATTAACAAATACTGAAATACGTTTAGACCCATCTAGTTCATCAGTTGATAATTTTTATAATGGTTGGTGGATAAAAGTTGTTTCTGGATTTAGTTCTAATCAAGTTCGTCAGATTATTTCATATAATGGCACTTCTAAAATTGCAACAATAAATTCAAATTGGACTACACAAAACCCTTCACAAACTGATATAATCAATCTTTACAATAAACCTTTTGCTGGTATTATTTATAACGAATTATCAGATACTTTTGAATTTATAAGTTCAAATATACGACCAACCAGTTCAAGTTTAAATATTACTGATTATTTACCTGTAAAATTATCAAAATTAAATATTAATGATACTAGTTTTAATTCTGTTATTTCGAATGGTGGTTTTGTTTCATTAAATACACAAAATTCTTTGAATTTAACATCTGGTGGTTGTTTGACTTTATATGGCGGTTCATCTATTTCAAAAGATTTATTATTAGGTGGTTCATTGATTTTTCCAAATAAAAATAATGTTGTTTTAAATCCTAATTCTGATGACCGTTTATCTACACAACAATTTACTGCTGCGAACAATCAAACTTTACAACCTATTACAAATCTTTCATTTACATCTGATACTTGGGGATTTGATGTTTATCTTTCTGCACGTGTTCAATCATCTGTTAATCAATTTTGTAATTATCATATTCGCGGTGTTAATAAAGTTTCTTCTTGGACAATTTCTTATACTTCTACTGGTGATAATATGGGTCTAGTTTTTGATATTTCAACTTCTGGTAATCTTTTGTATTCTTCACCCAATTATTCTTCTTTTTCTTCATTGATTTTTAAATTTAAAGCAATTACTAATTAATTTAAACATAATTATCATTTATTTAATAATTATGTTTGATAAAAAACAAAAACGTTATTCTTTAAATGATTCTATATCATTTATTAATAAAAAACATACTCAAGAATCTATTTGCTCTTTATATAATACTTTTAATATTAAAAAACAATTTAATCAATCAAAAGCTCTTTTATGGGAAGAATTTATTCATACACAATTAAAAAATACAAAATCAAATTTTATACCAGATACTATTTTTGATAAAAATAGTTGTATATATAATCTTGATAATCTTGTTTCTTTACGTCATTTTTTAAAAACACATAAACAACATTTTACTTTTATTATTAATGAAATTTTCTCTTATACTTGCTCTTTTTATTCAAATTATTTTTTTATTCACGGTAATTTACATATAGATAATATTTTTATTAATGAAAATACTTTTTTTAATCGTCCGTGTTTTTTTGTTATTGATTATTCAAATTCTTATCTTTTAAACGAACCATTCCGTCATTCAATGCCTTTATATAAACGTTCTTCTTTTCTTTTTGAATACGATATTAAATTATACGATACTAATATTATTTATTGGGATATTTTTACTTTATTCTTATCTTTAAAAACTTTTATTAATCTTTTAGACTTTTCTAAAAATTCAAATAAATATATTACACAACTTTATAATTCCGTTTATTTATTTATTCCTAAATCTTTATTAGATTCTATGATTCATTCTTATGTTAATTCTGAAAATATTGATACTCTTTATAACTTTTTAGAAAATTAATAATAAAAATCTGTATATAATTTATTAAATCTAGTCGGTTCATAATATTTTATTCCATTGTAATTTACAAATTTCGTTCTTGAATTTATTCCTCTTTTTTTAATGTTTAGTATATAATATTCGTATATTTTATCTATATTCTTTTGTAATAATCTATCTAATTGTTTTATTGACTTGTTTATTACATCTACTACTTGTCTTGTTTTATGTATTGTATGTATATAATTATGCATATTATTCATTATATTTTTATGTAAAACTAAAACATTCTCCAACATTTGACTTGTATTTTCTGGATATTCTCCTGTTTCTTTATAAAAAAATTCAATCTCATATTTTAATTTTAATATATTATTTATACCATTCATCATTGTATAATACAATTTCTTATTTCTTTCTAATATATCTTTATTATTATATAAAAATGTAATTATAGATGCATCCATATATAAATATTCTAATTTTAATTTAGAATACATTTTTTGTTTTTCTTTATTTGATAGTTTTCCATATTTCTGCAATTTTTTTACTTCTTCATCTACACTTTTTTTAACACCTTCTTTTAATGTATTTAATTGTATCATTAATTCATTGTTATTCGTATTTATATTTATCATTTCCTCTTCTATATAATAATTTAATATCATCATTATAAATACAAATCCTACTATTATTTCCATATAATTTTTTTCAAAGTATATTTTTAATACTCCTATTATAATTATTCCTAATATTATTACTTGAAATTTCAATTCTTTTGAACTTTTTTTTTTAAATAATTCTATAATATTATTCATTATAATAATATTATAAATAAATTCCTCATTAATATTATAATGAATTCTGATTTATTATTATTTACTAATATATCACCATTCCTTTTTAATTATATCAACTCTTTAATCTTTATTACCGATTCTGATTATAATATCATTTTAAAAAACAAACAAGCTTCTTTACATTTTCCTAACATTATTTCCATCTCTGAAATCAAATCTTCTACTCTTGAATCTGTTTTAAATTTTCCATCTGATTCTGTCATCGATATTATTAATTCTAATAATGTCTCTATTCGTATTTTTTTTCAATTTACTAAAATTAATAACTTTTATATTTTTATCTTTTATTTTAATTCTTTTACAAAATCTCATCATCTAACTTCTTCTGACCAATTATTAACAAATGTTATTCACGATATCAAATCACCTTTAAATGGTATTTTAGGTATGACTACTTTGTTTGAAGATACTAGTTTAACTCCTGAACAACTTCAATATTTAAATATGATTAAAGAATGTTCTTTAAATATTATTTCTATTATTAATGATATTTTAGATTCTTTTAATCTTCAATCTGGTAAAATCTCTTTAAATATTTCTCCTTGTTCAATTAACTTATTGATGTCTTCATTAGATGATTTTATTAATGGTAAATTATTAGATAAATATAATTTATCATATAATTATATTATTAATAATAACG